GCCATCAAACTCTACAATTTTAGGTCTAGTGTATATAAATGGTTCGTTTATCCCATCAAAACTTGTATATAAATTATCAATAGCATTTACTTCATTTGTATTTTTAAAATAGGTATCGTGGTTACCTATGATGATATGTGTATCAATCTTTTGTTTCCATAGTCTGTCAAAAAACTCTTTTCTAAAAACAGAAGCTGTTTGATGATTGATAAACTTTCTCCTATCAACCACATCACCTAAATGAATTAGTGTTGTTATATTATTTTTTTCTAGGTAAGGAAAAAAGATTTCATTGTAAAATCTTAATTGATAGTTTCTAAAAGCTTCACTATCATTTCTAACACCAAAGTGTGTATCATTTAATATTGCTATCTTCATAATTTTTTGTAATATTCGTTTGTAGTTATGCAGCCAGGTATTGCATTTGTAATCTGATCTGTTATAGTGTTGTAATTATTCTTTACAAAATTATATAAACCATAATCTTTTAGTTCTTGTTTTGCAACTTTAGAGTCTAATAGTTTCATGCCTATTGCTATTTGATAATACAAAGTATTGCCAATATTATAAAAATTACTTGACTTATCATTTATATAATCAACTTCTCTAGGCATTCTATGTTTCCACATTTCCATTAATTTTTTTAATCTAGGAGAGCGTTTTTCTTTTTTAGCAGAATCAATCCAAAACTTTGTATCTTTTCTAGGAGTAATATAGTGATAAATTATAAAATCTCTAATATTATCCCACATCTCGGTCATCTCTATATTGTATTGATCTTGGAATAAATTGCATTTTAAATTCATTCTTCTTTTGTAATAGTTTTCTATAAAGTGAGTGACTTGCATAATAGTAGCATGTATAGATGTTGCTTCAAGTGGTTCAATAAAGGCACTTGATAGTCCTGTTGATAAAACATTCTTACACCAAAACTTCTCTAATCTACCAGTATTGAATTTAATTTCTCTTTGCACTTTAATTTTCTTTTTCTTTTTTTTCATAACTTTAGATATTTCATCATGTGCTTTATCAAAATCTGTATATTGACTACTAAAAACATAACCACAACCCATTCTAGTTTGTGTAGGTATCTCCCAACACCAACCATATTTTTGAGCCCATGCGTGTGTATAATTTTTAATTGGTTCATCCTCATCATGCTCGTAGTTAAAATTTAAAGCGCTATCAACAAGTAAGTTATCTTTGTATGATACCCACTTATTATCTTCAACTTTAGAAATTAATAATCTAGCAAAACCTGTGCAATCTATAAAGAAGTCACCTTCAACTTTCTTACCACCCTCAAGCAATAAGTGTTTAACCATGCCGTCTTTGTCTTGTTTAAAATCTACAACCTTGCCGTCAATATAATTACATTTACTTGTAGCTAAGGCATTTCTTTTTAAATATTGCCCCACTTTATAAGTGTCTAAATGATAGGCAACAGGCACTTTTTTTTCTGTATATACCATCTGATCGTCAATAAAATGTAATCTATTATTAGCCATCAATTGTGATTGAAATGTTTTGTCGTAATCTAGTTTTTCTGCAACATGATATATTCTATAATCGTCATAATCTTTATGAGGATAATTGGTATGATTTTCATAATTATCACCAATGGGTGAGTAAAATGATTTACCTATCGTATGCCAATCTGTATGCCTTATACCTAATTTAAATGTAGATTCAGTTTCTTTAAAAAAATCTCTTTCATTTAAACCAGAATGATTACCTTTAAGATTTATTAAATCATTAAAACGACCTGTTGTACTTTCACCAACACCTATAATAGGTATCTCTGGTGTTGCAACCACCGTTATCTTTATATCAGGACTTGTTTTGTTTATAAAGTGATGTGCCGTAGACCAACCTGCGGTACCACCACCCACAATAACTATGTTTTTAATCATTATGTATTTTCAGTTAAAACGCTTGTATAATTTCTTCTTTTTCTTTTTTTTACTTTTATTTCACTTGGTTTAGGTTCTGGATCAGCAGGCCTATTTTTTCTTAAAAATTCTAAAAACTGATTTTTATACTCACTATTATTATCACCAGGTAAAGTATCAAACTCATCTATACCTGCTTGTTCTATCATTTTATATTTTATGTTTGCTTGTTTTTTTTCTTTCTGTATTCTTCTAATAAACGCATAATAAATTATTTGTGTGAAATAAGCAAAAGGGTTGTTTGATTTAGCGGGATTAAAGTTGTTTAAATATTGTAAGCAGTTTTCTATACCATCACTTATCATATCATCTCTAAATGTGTAATTAATAAAATTAGGTCTGTATGATAGATGGTTTGCAATTTTTAAAAAACATTCACCAATATAATTTGTCACAGGAGGTCTTTTTCTTTTTCTTTTATCGGCCTTATCGCAACGATTTTTGTATTCAATCATCGCCTGTAAAAACTCTTTATTGTTTACATAATGTTCGGATTTTTTCTTTGTTTTAGTCATAATTATATAATACTATATCTTGTTGGTTGTGTCAAGCTTTTTACTAACTTTTATTCGCTTATAACTACCTTTTCCTTTTTTCGCTTTGACAACTCTAGGCGCATATTTAGGTGTGTATAAATCTTTTGCGATTGTGTTTCTTTTTTTCATAGGTGCTTGACTCGTTAGGATTTTTTGATATAATACCTATGTAGGTGCTTTGCCAGGGAAGCTCTAGCTAGTGAATCTTTTTACTAGGCATATCAAAGAATTTCTTTAAGTCTTCAAGTTTGTCTTTCTTTTTACTTTGTTTATCAAATTCATCATAGTCTTCCTCAGACAAATCTCTCTCTATAAAAGAAGGAAGTTTTTGCGTTTGACCACTTAAACTATCTACTAAATGATGGTATCTTCTAGTAAAAGGCTCTGTGGCATTTGCAATAGTCATAATTTTATCTTTTGGTATTGTTATAATTTTATCGTTAGTAAAGCCTACCCACTTAACTAATGCTATATAATCAGATATTCCAACCTCTGTTATCTGTGGCACATACTTAATTAACATAGGCTCTGATAATCTCAATAAATGAGATTTATCTTTAACTTGTTCTTTTGGTATTATACAACAGATTTCTTCACCTGATACTAAACGGATTATTTTAACCATATTACTTTAAGTCCACACTATGTATTTCATATGTGAACCCCTCCTCATTGTAAATATTTATTCTTTCCTGAAAGTGTGTTAGGGTAAAGTTCTTTTTATCTTTGTATGTTAGGTCGTCTGATATATCGTATAATGTCGCAGTTTCTTTGCTGTCACCAATTCTTAATCCTCTACCTATACTTTGTAAGTTTCTTATCCTAGATTTAGAAGGACTAGCAAAAATAATGTTATGAAGATTCCGTATGTTAATCCCCGTAGAGAAAGTCCCATAGGAAGCCACAATGATGGCGTTGTCGCTTTTTTCTGTAATTGCTCTAACTTCTTCTCTTTGCTCTGCGTCAACTCCTCCATAGACAAAGAAGACTTTTCGGTCTCCTGCTTTTGTTCGTATAAGTTCATATAAATCCTTCCCATGTTTTTCAACTAACTGAAATAGTATTAAAGTATTACCATTAAGTGCTGTTGCTAGATTTCTTATATACTTATTTCTTTTTTCACTTTGAGCTAAATACTCTAGTTCTTTATGATATTTTTCTTTATATATTGCCTTTGATTCTGCCTCTGTATGTTTAAGGACTAAACAAATAATTTTTAAATCTGCTAATTGTTTTTTATCTATTAGTTCTTTTGTTGATACTACTTTATTTACTCTACCAAACAGACCCTCTAACACCAACTTATGTGTTTTAGTGCCATCTAAAGTACCTGTCATACCTATACGATATTCACAATTGGTTAGTTTAGTCATTATTTTAGTTAACGAAACTGCCTTAAATAAGTGAGCCTCATCACCAATTACAGCACCGAAGTCAGCGAAAAAAGTTTTTGGCAGTTTATATAATGATTGCCAAGTAGATATAACAACTCGTTTATCTTCCTCTATTTCATAACCATGATAGTTTCTACTTACATTGTTTTCTACATCAAAACCATACTCTTTAAAATCTTTATACAATTGTTCTACTAGTGATGTTGTTGGCACTATTATGAGTATGTTATTATCAATCATGTTAAGATAATATTTTACAAGCATGTATGCAATAAGAGATTTACCAGACGCTGTAGGTGATAATATTAATCCTCTCTCGTATTGCACGGCATAACGAAAAGCGTCAATTTGATAGTCCCTCGGCGTGATGGATGTATCAAGTGACTCTATTAAACCGTCCTGAGCGGCGGCTGAGAGATCGTTTTTTTTAAGAATTTCGTTAGATTCAACTATTTGTACGTTTTTTCGTTTACACCAGTCTTTTAAGTAAGGATACAATCCTACATATAATTGACCTGTAG